TGTCCCAGTTTTTATATACACCTTTAGGGGCAATGATTAAGGCACCGCGGATCGCGCCTTTGTCATAAAGCATAGCTATATTATCAACGAGGACCTTGGATTTACCGGTACCCATTTCCATAAATAAAGCAAATGTTTTAGTAGCCCAGGATTTTTTTAAGGCTAGTTTTTGATGCTCATAGGGCTTAGTTTTGTATTTATAATGGTCTATCATAATTAATTATACTTTCTTTTAAATTCTTTCTTGACATATATATAAACATAATTATATTTAATTCAAGATAAAAATTTAAGAAAGTTTTAGAATGAAGAATAAAATATTTGAGTTGTATAAACCTAGAAGTCTAGCAGAGTTTTTAGCTTTTAAAGTAGAGAACCCTAAAGAAAAATTTGTTTATGTATTACAACACCCCGCGCCTAATATAAATGTATTAAGTGCATCTGAGTTTGGTTACTTAGTTATTTGTTTACCAAAACAAGATAATATTATTTACAGTGCAGCGCCGTTTGTACGTAAAATGAAAAAAAATTTACAGGATTTTAAACCCGATGATTATATTTTATGTTTGGGTGATCCTTCAATTATTGGGTTATCCACAGCTGTAGTTAGTGATACTACTAATGGACAATTTAATCTCTTGAAATGGGATAGACAAGAGTATAAATATTATCCCTTAAACATAGACTTATATCAGAAAGAAGAATAATGAGTAATTTAACACTAGACGATTTAGAAGACGATCAGCAACAGCTGATAGAAAAAACAGACATACAAACATTGGCTTCATATTGCCAAGAGCTACAAGCACATCAAGAAAAAATTGAAGAACTTGAAGCAACAGTCAAAGAATATAAAGAAAAAGCAGACAAAATTAGTTCAGAGATAATACCTAATTTGCTCGCAGAGCAAGGGCTATCATCTTTGAAACTCGCTGACGGTAGTGGTGTAGAGGTTAGAAAAGCCTATAGCTGTACTGTAAAAAAAGACTCGGTCGAATCAGCGTATGAATGGCTTCGTAACAACGGACTAGGTGATCTTATTAAAAATGAGGTTGCTGTTCAGTTCGGTAAGGGCGAGGATACAAGGGCTAACGATTTGTTAGAACTTGCAGTGCAAGAAGGCTTTGAGCCTTCGCAGAAGCAGAAGGTAGAACCTATGACTTTGAAAGCACTCTTTAGAGAGCGTATCGAGGCCGGCCTCGATATGCCCTCGGATTATTTTCACACTTTCGTGAAAGATCAAACCAAAATAAGCCGGAAATCGTGAAACAAGGAGAACGAATAATGACACAAGAAAAAGCAATAAAGAAAAAAGAAGACACAAGCATAGCTTTAGCGAGTATGTTTGAAGCAGATTCTAATACAGGTTTAGATAATATGGGTGCTGAAGATATGGCACTACCTTTTCTAAGAGTATTAGGACAGCTATCACCCGAGATAAATAAACGGGACGCCAAATATGTTGAAGGTGCAGAAGCAGGTATGATATTTAATACCGTGACTAAGCAGGCATATGATGGGGAAAAAGGACTTAACATAATCCCAGCTTATTACAAGCGAGAGTATGTTGAGTGGAGTGATAGAGGCCAGGGCACATCCGCTCCGGTTGCTATACATTCAGTAAGCAGTGGCGTCATTAAAGAGGCTACAAGAGATGCAGGATACAAAGATAGATTACCAAACGGTAATTATCTTGAGAACACTGCTTCTTATTATGTGCTTACGGAAGATATGCAGACGGCATTAGTTTCTATGAAATCGACTCAACTTAAAGTTAGTCGTAATTGGAACTCAATGATGAACAGTATCAAACTACAAGGAAAGAATGGTTTGTTTACTCCGGCTTCATATAGTCACGTGTATAACCTTAAGACAGTAGAACAATCTAATGACAAGGGAACTTGGTATGGTTGGACTATTTCTAAGGTAGGTCCGGTACAGGATAAAAATTTGTACGCGGCCGCTAAAGGTTTTGCAGAATCGGTGAGAGACGGTGATGTGAAAACTAAGCATAGTGAAGAAGAAACTGAATCGAAATCAAACGACTCGGTACCATTTTAATCTATGTTGTAGACCTAACTTCCCCCGAGGTTAGGTCTACGGAATTTTCCTATGAAAAGAAGCAGAGAATCTTTATATCAGATGCGATACTATCGCAAGAAAACTATGGATAGTTTACGGTCTGTTGTTAAAAAATTAAAAGAAGAAAAAAAATTATTTATGGACAGTCCCGAGGGAATCGCCTATAAAAAAAGAAAGTTAAAAGAATCCGGTTATCAACAAGCATACCGAGAAAAGAATAGAGAGAAAAATAGAAAGTATCAGAAAGAATATTATAAACTATATGGACAAATTTAAGAATATTTTTGAAGGCAATAAGAGTGCCTATGGTCAACTAATATTAACTGGTGAAACTACTGACAAAGGTAAAGCAGTTGGTAAAGCATTTATTAAAAAAGAACCTATCCCCGACAAGCTATGGCAAGATCATTTAGATGGTAAGGATCCAGCATTGGGTGTCATACCTATTAATGAAAGTAATTTATGTAAGTGGGGCTGTATTGATGTTGATGAATATTCAGGATTAGATCATAAAAAAATAATCGATTCAATTAAACTACAGAACTTTCCGTTGGTAACTTTTAGATCAAAGTCTGGTGGTGCACATTTATTTTTATTTACAAAAGATTTTATTCCTGCTGTTTTAATGCAGGCAAAATTAAAAGCTATGTCAGAAGCATTGGGGTTTGGTGGTAGCGAAATATTTCCAAAACAAACTGAGATTCTAGTAGAACGTGGTGACACTGGTAACTTTTTAAATCTACCCTATCACAATGGTACGCGTGGTTTACGTTATGCTATGGATGCAGAAGGTGTAGCTATTAAACTAGATGATTTTTATACATACTATGAACAAGTTGCTTTAACTGAAAAACAAGTACAAGAAATTATTATTCAAAAAGACAAGATTGTTAAAGTTGAAGAGGCTTTTAAAGATGGACCGCCGTGTCTAAATAAACTAGCAGCAGATGGTTTTGGTGATGGCTCTAGAAATAATGGTTTATTTAATATTGCTGTTTACAGGAAACAAGCTGATCCCGATAACTGGGAAGATAAAGTTATGGAAGATAATCAGACACATATGGACCCACCATTAGGTTTTCAAGAAGTAAAACAATTATTAGGATCAATAGGTAAGCGTGGTTACGATAAATATAGATGTAAAGACCAACCTATCTGCGGTGTCTGTAATGCTGCAAAGTGTAGAACTAAAAAGTTTGGTGTAGGCTTTGAAGAAGAACAGATGCCAGAACTAGATACGTTGACAGTTATAAACTCTGATCCACCGCAATGGTTTTTAAATGTTGCTGGGAAGAGAGTTGTGTTTACTGCTGAAGAATTACATAATCCAAATTTATTTTCTATCGTTTGTATGAAGCAAGCAAAAGTTATTACACCTATACCAAAAGCCAAAGACTGGCGTGAAGTTTATTTAAAACCTTTAATGGCAGGTTTAGTTGAGATTGAGGCATTAGAATCTTTGAGTCCACAAGTACAAATAGAAAATTTATTATATGATTTTACTGTACATAGATCTAAAGCCAGAACTAAAGAAGATATCTTAAACAAAATAGCTTGGACTGATGAAGGCTTTACTTATTTTAGAATGAGAGATTTTTATGCTTTTGCTAAGCGTAACAATTGGGACATAGATTTACAAAAGACAGGTAACTTGATTAGACAACTAAAAGATATTTATGTAGATGAGGTTAGAATGAAACTAAAAAGTCAGACACCTCACCTTGTTAAAATAAAAGCATTGAAAGATGGTGGTGCAGAAGTTAGTCGTGTAACTTATCAGGAGTCACCGTTTTAATGAAAACAATTATCTTAGGTCCACCAGGTACCGGTAAAACTACTACACTATTAAATTTAGTTGATGATTTTATGAAGTCCGGTGTTGATGCAAAACGTATTGGTTATTTTTCTTTTACACGCAAGGCTGCACACGAAGCAGCTAGTCGTGCAGCAGAGAAATTTGATTTAGATGAGAAGCAAGATTTAATTTATTTTAGAACGCTACATTCTTTAGCGTTTAGAATGTTAGGTCTTAACAAAGAACGTGTAATGAAAAAAGAAGACTATCGAGAGTTTGGTTTGAAAGTTGGCATACCAATTAAAATGTCATTTCATTCCGAAAGTGATGGTGTATTTAATTCTGACAATGAATATTTAAGATTAATAAATAAAGCAAGAGTAACGGAACGAGATTTAATGGATGTCTATGATGATAACTTACACAATTTAGATATTGAACGAGACACTTTATTCCTATTAAATCAAGAACTTAATCGTTTTAAAAAAGAGAAAGGTATGATAGATTATGACGATATGCTGGACAACTTTGTTTCACAAGATATCAGCCCAAACTTTGATGTCTTGTTTATCGACGAGGCACAAGATCTATCTCCATTGCAATGGAAAATGGTTAGAGGTATGTGGGCCAAGTCAAACAAAACTTACATTGCTGGAGATGACGATCAAGCAATCTTTAAGTGGGCGGGCGCCGATGTTGATCATTTCATTGCCCTCCGTGAAGATGTTGACGATATTAAAGTTTTAGATCAATCGTATCGTATTCCTGGTGGACCAATACACGAACTATCACAAAGTATTATTGATCGCGTACAAAATAGATATGATAAAAATTATAAACCAAGACCAGAAATTGGAAAGCTACATCGTTACGCTGACATTACTCAAGTAGATATGTCACAAGGTGAGTGGTTAGTATTAGCATCAGCAAATTATTTTCTCGATGACATAAAAGAATTATGTGAACTGCAGGGTTGGTATTATTCACACCGTGGTAAATATTCAGTGTCTTTAAATTTACTTACAGCGATACGTAACTGGGGTCAATGGATTAAAGGTGAAAGACTAAGTGTTATACAAATAAAAAATATATATTCTTATCTTGGTGATAACGTGACACGGGGTTATCGTACTGCAAAAACTTTTGATGCAGACTTACACTATGGTATTGAAGAATGCATCGCGGAACACGGATTACAAACTAAAGAAGTTTGGCATAGTTCTTTTGAAGGGCTTGGTTCTAATACAGAAAACTATATTAGAAATATGTTAGCTCGAGGTGAAAATATAATTAAGGCACCAAGAATTATTATGTCTACAATACACGGCGCCAAAGGAGGCGAAGCTGATAATGTTTTACTACTGCCTGATATTACTAAGTCTGCTGTCGATGCTAATGATATTGATCCAGACGACTTGCACCGGTTGTTTTATGTAGCCGTTACTCGTGCAAAGAAAGCATTACATATTTTAGAACCAAAAAACTACGAAAGGGCGTACCCATTATGAAAAATAAATTTGGCATACCAGGATTTACTGTTGAAAACAGAGAAATTAAACTGGAAGAAGGTGATTTAAAAAAATTTGATGCAGTTGATTATCCATCACATTACAACCAAGGACAAATACAATGCATCGATGCCATTGCTTCTATGCAAGGTGATGGTTTTAAATATTATTTACAAGGTAGTGCGGTCAAATATATATGGCGGCACGAACACAAAGGCAAACCTATCGAGGACCTAGACAAAGCAATCTGGTTCTTGAATAAACTGAAAGCACAATATGAATAAACCACTACAAATGCCAATGTTTAGTCCGGAAACCGAATGGGTACCACCATTAAATTTACCAGACTTAAAAGAGTATTCAGAGATAGCGATTGACTTAGAAACCAGAGATCCAAACCTTATGACTATGGGTTCAGGTGCGATACGTGGTGACGGTGAGATCGTTGGTATTGCAGTAGCGGTTGAAGGTTGGTCCGGTTATTTTCCGATAGCACACGAAGCTGGCGGCAATATGGATCGAGCATTAGTTTTAGATTGGTTCGAAGAAGTTTTACATACCGACGCTACAAAAATATTTCACAATGCGATGTATGATGTTTCCTGGATTAGATCACTTGGTTTTCAAATCCGTGGTGGCATTATTGACACAATGATTGCATCATCGCTGGTCGATGAAAACCGTTGGAGTTTTACTCTTGATTCTATGTCTAAACAATATGTAG